TTATTTTTCATCATTTCTACAGAAATAGGTAATAATTCATCTAATATTGTCATTGAGTTTGGAATACTACATATTTTTTCATATGTTGTTATTTTTGTTATAAAATTACGAATACTTTTATCACTTGATATTGGCATTCGTATTCTTAAAATTAAAGCATTGGTATTTTTCATTAACATATCTGTAAATCCTTTAACAATACTATAATTAGATCCAAAGAAATTTGGTTTATCGTCTTCTGTAAATTGTTTTTCATTATCACTAAAAATACATCCAGTTCCTATATATGTAAAATGTATATTATGTTTATCTGAGAACATTGCCAATGATAAAGGTGTATATAAATTATCATTAATATTTTGTTGTAATGTTTCTTTGTTTTCTAAATAATCTATAGTTGTATAGACTTTATCATTTAAAGTTCCGTGTGTTCTTCCAAGACAACAATATATATGCGTTATATTATTAGCCAAAATAAATTGCTTAAGATCATTAGTTTCAGCTCTATAATCTGTAGTAACATAATCAATACTTTGATTATCTAGTATTGTAATTACTTTTTGACCTATCCATCCTTTATGACCTAACAATAAAACTTTCATTTACTTAAACTAGTAAAAATTAATATTATAAAATGACGAAACAACTATTTAACATTATTTATAATAATACACTTATACCATTCATATCTAATTTAAATAAATATGATGATACTATGATTTTATATTTATTTACTGAATTTATAAAATATTTCAATTTATCTACAGATACTAGACTGGTTGCTAAAGGTCAATATAATGATTTTGTAGTTTATCATAATAATTCATTCTATTGTATGCATTAAATCTAACACTTCTACCTTCCATCCTAGTTTTTTCAATTTATCTGAATTGATTTCATACTTTTTATCATTAAATGGACGATCATTTACATATTCTATATATTCACTTATATCATCTTTATTTATGATTAATTTTGCTAATTCAATAATTGATATCTGTATTTCACCACTTATATTATATATTTCGTTTATTTCTCCTTTTTCTAACACAGTTATTATTGCTCTTGATACATCATCTATATGTATAAAATCTCTTATTGTTTCACCTTTACCATGTATTGTTATTTTTTCATTATTCTTTAATTGTTTAATAAACTTTGGAATTACTTTCTCAGGATATTGATTTGGTCCAAAAACATTATTACATCTTAAAATTATTGTCTTTAAGTTGTAAGATTTTTTATAACTATTTACATACATTTCAGCTGCTGCTTTACTTGCAGAATAAGGATTTGTAGGTAATAATAGACTAATTTCAGTTTTAACATCTGAACTATCTATACTTTCACCATATACTTCATCTGTACTGAAATGTAAAAACAATATTTCTTTATTAACATTTTTAACACAATCTAATAATGTATGTGTTCCCATTACATTATCAATAGTATAATCTAAAGAATTGTCAAAACTATTATCAACGTGAGATTGTGCAGCAAAATGTATGATATGAGTTATATTATATTCTTTTAATATAAAACAAATTAAGTTTTTATCATTTATATCTGCTTTAATATATTTATATTTATTATCATTTATTATAAAATTCTTATTAGAACAATAAGATTCTTTATCAATATTAATTAATAAATTAAAGTCAAAATGATCAAACATATATTTTATAAAATTATGACCTATAAAACCTAATCCACCTGTTACTAAAATATTCATTGTTTTTATACAATTAAATATTTTTAATCAAAAAAAACACATCGATTTTATCAAAAAAAAATGATTACATAAATATTAAAAATATTATAACTATGAAGTTCATCATCCTTATCCTAACTTTCACCACGGTTAATGCCTCCTCTTTCTTTACCATTAAACAAAATGAATGTATTCGCCAAAAAGAAAATTTCGTAAAAGAACTTAAACAATGCCAAAAAGAAGTCGCTAATGGAATATACGCTCTTACCAATATTCCTTGTGCTGATAATAAAGCTATTGATCTACCTTTTTATCTTAACACCAAACGTAAAAAATGCGTCGATATTGAACTATTGACCAACAAAATGCAATCAAACATTAATAATGATAAATACGATGAATCGTGTGAATATACATTGTATAAATCTAACCAATTTATTAGGAAATCTCTACAAAACTGTAAGGATATTAAAGAAGAATATAGTGCTTTGGCTACTACTACGTTTTGTCCTGTTGGAACTAGTTTGAACTGGTATTCTACTGCACAGACTAGTAGTCCTCTATCTCAAATCGCACGTGGTCCTCAATGTTTTGTATGTGGTGAAGATCATTTCAGAACTAAAGAAATGTCTAAATGCACTAAGTGTCCTTCAGGTTATATTGCTACGGGTGATAAAAATGATCACTGCACCCTATGCACCGAAACAATGTTTAATAATAATGAATGTTATAGACCTTCTACTGAATTCTGTGCTTTTAATTACAAACTTGCTAATACCGATAAATATACTACTAATCCAATTGCTTGTAGAATCTGTGATGAACCTGGAACATTTACCAAACATATGAATCAAAATATTGAATGTGATAAGTGTCCTAAAGGTTATATTTATAATGGTTATAACTGTATTCCGTGTCCTGTAGGTTCTTTTCAATACAATAATGCTTGTATCGAATGTCCTATGAAAACATTTAATGATAAAATTGGAAATAATATGTGTTATCCTATTACCGATGAATGTCCTACAGATTCTAGAGCTAACTTTCCTGGAGCAACACATTGTGATTCTGAAACATATATTGAAAAAGCTCAAAGACTTTGGTATATTACCATAGTTATGATGATATTGGTATATACTCTGTCATACACTGGATTGTAAGTTATCAATATATATTTTAAGTTTATTTTCTATAATTGATAAGGTTGAATTGTAATCTTTTATCAATTCAAACTTTCTTCGTGATTTTATTTCTTTACCATTAAAATATTCTTTCTTTATCATTTTATGATTTTCTAATAGCTTATTGTATTTTTTACTATAGGTTTTAAATGATATATAATTTTCAACATAATCATCTGATATTTCGTCTAATGTATTAATACATTTAGTTGTACTAACTATATATTTACTAATATGTCCTTTCCAATAACTAAAAATTGATTCAATATCATAAAACATCTTTATATTTATTAAGATTTTCAATCATTTTTATTAGCTTGTGGGTTGTAAAGATCTGAAAATATTTATATAATATTTACAATTTCATAATAATATTTTAAATTACTATTAACATATTCAAGATCTTTTAAATCTTGCTTGATTATTTTTTCTAATAAAATATCACCTAAAACGTTATTTGTATCATATACGTTTATTATTAATGACATACCATTAACATAATGAAATATAAAATCTTTATTTATACAATTAGTTTCTATTACATAACCATTATATATTACTTCTATTTTTATATCATTATTTGATAGAAAATCTATTTTTCTTTTAGATATATACTTCAATAAACTTATTTTTAGAACATCCAATTTTATACTTACTAAAAACTTAGATATTATCCAATTGTCTTTTATGTTCTTTATCAACAAGAGATAAGATCGTATTATAATCTTTTATTAATTTATATTTTCTAACAGATGTTATATTTTTATTATTAAGATAATTATTTTTAAATTCACTATGTGATCCAATAACATACTTAAAAGTTCCTATAAAATTATCACAAGAAACATTATTTATACTGTATTGATCTGCAAGTACTTCCAATATATTGATACATTTTACAGTTTTAATTATATAACTATTGATATAACCTCTCCAATAAATAAATATTGTTTGAAGATTATAAGTTAATGGACGATACATTTTATATTTGATATAAATATAAAGTTATCATTTTTATTTATGATACCTGCAATTAAAAAATTCAATATTACAAAACTATTATTATCTAAATCTATATTTGATGACAATGTTATACATTGTATATTAACCTATTATTGGAAATTGTTAGATAATAAACGTAAAGTTCTTTTACCCTGGATTAATATCAATAATTTGTATTGGAATAAATTATCTAGAAATCCTAATGCTATTGATATATTACGTGAAAAGATAGAAACTGAAAAAACATTAACCGGGAAAGAATATTATAAATTAGATCTTTGCAATGTAGTTGATTGGGAATATTTATCAGCTAATCCTAATGCTATTCAACTATTGTTAGAAAATAAAAATAAAATTATATGGTATTGGTTATCTAAAAATCCTAATGCTATTGAGCTACTTAAAGAAAACCAAGATAAAATTAATTGGGATATATTGTCTTTGAATCCTAATGCTATTGATTTATTACTAGAAAATGAGCACAAAATTAACTGGAATAATTTATCTTTAAACCAAAGTGAAAAAGCAATTGAAATATTATCTAATAATTTAGATAATATTAATTGGGATAATTTATCAAGCAATCCTAGTGCAATTAATATATTATTAAGAAACTTTAATAAAATTAATTATGAAACTTTAGTTTTGAACCAAAATGCTATGGATATTTTGTATTATTCTACAATAGATTGGGATATATTGTCTGCTAATTCTGATTTTGTTGAGTTACTTAAAATTAACTTAGATAAACTTAATTGGGCTTTATTATCTGAAAATCCGAATGTTATTACCATATTAAAGAGCAATATCGATAAAATAAATTGGTATAGACTATCTTCTAATCCTGCAATATTTGAAGAAGAACCAATGCCTAAAATATAAAAAAAATGATAACATAATTATATAATTTTAAATGTCGCAACAAGAAGCACAGTTTCATACCGTTAGATTTTTGCTTAATAAGACTGTATTTGATGATAATATTAACAATATTATTTTGTATTATTATTGGGATAACATTGGAGATAAAAAACTTGTTATGTTAGATTGGATTGACACTACAATATTAGAAATGGTTAGAGACAGTGATAAAAATAATAAGTTTTGGTTGTCTCGTTTAGCTTGGTATAATATATCTAAAAATCCAAATGCTATATCATATATTGAAAAAAATATTCCTAAAATTGCTTGGAATGGAGTAGTTAAAAATCGTAATGCTATTCATTTACTTGAAAAACATACATTGCAGATAGCTATTGCAAATTGTTGGAATAAGCTATTTTGTAATATATACGGAATCGACTTTTTCTTTAATAATATTGATAAAATAATGCAATATAACTATAATCCTAATTGGAATATGGATGATTATGGTGAATTAATAACTGATATACTTGAAGATAGTATGGATAAATTATGTAAGAATCCAAATATAATTGATTTAATTAACAGTGATGATCCTAATACACTTCAAAATGGACTATCAATAGATTGGAATGCGTTATCTAAGAACCCGAATGCAATTGATCTACTTAAAACAAATCAAGATAAGATTAATTGGTCAAATTTATCTAAGAATCCGAATGCTATATATTTACTTACAATGAATGAAGATAAAATTGATTGGGATTGTCTTTCTCGAAACCCGAATGCAATTGAATTACTTGAAGCCAATCACGATAAAATTAATTGGTCAAATTTATCTAAGAACCCAAATGCTATACATTTACTTGAAGCTAATGAAGATAAGATTGATTGGTCTAATCTGTCTAAGAACCCGAATGCTATTAAGCTACTTGAAGCTAATAAAGATAAAATTCAATGGATTAGTATATATAAAAATCCATCAATATTTCAATATAAAACAGTACTTCCTATTTATTAACCAATGATTTACTGTAATAAATTATGTGTAATTTTATAATTTTTTTGAATAATATATTGTAATTAAATCATCTAAACTCAAAACAACAAAACTTTACATATGATGTCTATAGCACTAAATAAACCTAAATTGTAAATATCTTTCAGTTTTTGAAGAAAATATTCATTTACTTCGTAAATCAATAAGTAGCACATAAAATAAACTGACCAATATGTAATTTAGTTCAACTATCTTAGGGTGGTTTAGTAATGTTTTAGACCGGAATTATATTAGGTCTATACCTAATTTATAAAAAAAGATTACATTATTTTTATATTATTAAAACACAGATAAAATTAATTGGAATATATTATCTTTTATAATATTGGGTTTATTTTACAAATAAAATATTGTTTATATAAAAATGAGTATTAATAATTTATTTGAAGGTGGTTATGCCAAGAAAGCATATTTACCAATCGGCAAACAATTTGTTTGTGGTAAAGACAGAGTTATATATAAAAAAAATACAAATAATGATTCATCTAAAGTTTATATGAGACACAACGCAAAATATATACAGGTTGTGAATTTTGAAAAAGAAATGATTGCTAAAGGAAAATGGAAACTTCCCACACCAGTTAAACAATCTAATAACAAAGCTAATGTTAAACCTTGTAAAGCAGATCAATATAGAAATCCCGCATCAGGTAGATGTGTTAAAATTAAACCTGCTAAACCTGCTAAACCTGTTAAACCTGTTAAACCTGCTAAACCTGCTAAACCTGCTAAACCTGCTAACAATATTAAAAGTTATAATATTAGTCTTGTAGGTAAGCATGTAGTATTAGCGGATGATATTACTGATTCAAATTATTCTAATTTAAAGGATTTAATACAAGCAAAAGGTGGAAAGGCTCATACTTTGAATACTTTAGATGACACTATTAGTGATGCTATTTGGAAACTAATGCATATATTCGTAGCAACAGATATAAAGACAAATACAGCGAAACTTAAAAAAGCAAAACAATTTAACTTAACAATAATTAAATATGATAAGTTTATGAAGCTTTATACAACGTTATCAACAAAATATGTTTTACGTGATTGGATTGATAAAGATAAGTTAAATTGGGAATATGTAGCTTTCAATCCAAATGCTATAGATTTTCTTGAAGAAAATTACAATAATATTGAGTGGTTTGAGTTAGCTGAAAATCCAAATGCTATAGATTTATTAGAAAAAAATCCAACTAAAATTAATTGGTATAGATTATCTTTAAATCCAAATGCTATCAAATTATTAGAAAAAAATCCAAACAAAATTGACTGGGACCATTTATCTGGTAATCCAAATGCTATACATTTATTAAAAAAAAGACTTAAACTCGAAAAATTATATGGTGATGATTTTGCAAATACAAATAGAATAAATTGGTATAGTTTATCTAGTAATCCAAATGCTATAGATTTATTAAAAGCACAAATTAAATATGAAGAATCTTTACAACACAAACTAAGAGGTTGGGATTTAAACATAAAATGGGAGTATTTATGTTTAAATCCAAAAGCTATTAAATTATTGGAAAATAATCCAAATAAAATAAACTGGGATAATTTATGTTTAAATCCAAATGCTATTGAATTATTGGAAAAAAATCCAAATAAAATAAACTGGAATAATTTAGCTGTAAATCCAAATGCTATTAAATTAATGGAAAAAAAGCCACATATGATTAATTGGGATAATTTATCTTCAAATCCAAATGCTATTAAATTATTGGAAAAAAATCAAAATATGATTAATTGGGATTATTTATCTGCGAATAAAAATGCAATTGATTTGATTAAAGAAAGAATTGAATATGAAAGAACTTTAACACAAAAACAGTATAATGATTTACAAAGCAAAATAGATTGGAGAAATTTATCGAGAAACCCTTTAATATTTACTTCTATGTAAAAATGATAACATATATTTTATTATTTAAAAATGTCTCAAGCCATAAAGAGATTTAATATTGTTAAAATCATTTTAAACAAATCTATATTTGATGAAAATATTACTTATATTATCTTAAACTATTATTGGCTATTGTTAAAGAAACGTAAAATATTATTACCATGGATTAATATTGATGATTTACAATGGGATTATTTATCAATAAATCTAAATGCTATTAATTTAATAGAAAACAACTTAGATAAAGTAGATTGGTCAATGTTATCTAGTAATCCAAATGCTATTAATTTATTAGAAACTAATCAAGATAAAATAGATTGGTATGAATTATCTAGTAATCCAAATGCTATTAATTTATTAGAAAATAACTTAGATAAAATAAATTGGTCTGTGTTATCTGCAAATCCAAATGCTATTAATCTATTAGAAAATAACACAGATAAAGTAGATTGGAAGTTATTATGTTATAATCCAAATGCTATTCGCATATTAGCAAATAATCAAGATAAAATAGATTGGAATTGGTTATCTACAAATTTAAATGCTATTCATATACTAGAAAATAATCAAGATAAAGTAAATTGGTATAATTTATCAGGAAATATAAATGCTATTAAGTTGATTTCAAGCAACTTAGACAAAGTAGATTGGTCTATGTTATCTAAAAATCCAAATGCTATAAATATTTTAGAGAACAATAAAGATAAAATATGTTGGTATAACATAGCTAAAAATCCAAATGCTATACATTTAATTAAAGATCGTGTAGAATATGAAAAACAACTTAATACTGATGAAATGGAATATTATTTAAGAACCGGACGTAGATTACTTTTTTGGTGCGCAATATCAGGTAATCCAAATGCTATAGATTTACTTAAAAATAATCAACATAAAATAAATTGGTATAGATTGTCTAGTAATCCTAAAATATTTGAAGATGAATCTATGCCTTTATAAAAAAAATGATAACGTATATCTTATAATTTTTTCAAATGTCGCAACAGGAAGCGCAGTTCCATACTGTTAGATTTTTACTATTGAAGAAGGTATGGACAAAATATGCAAAAATCCTAATGTAATTGATCTTATTAACAAAGATGATCCTGATGTTCTTTTCGGTCTATCGGTCGATTGGAGTTCTTTATCTCAAAACCCTGATGCTATTGATATACTTAAGGCAAATGAAGATAAAATTGATTGGTCTAATTTGTCTAAGAATCCTAATGCTATTGAATTATTAAAAAAAAATGAAGATAAAATTGATTGGTGTAAATTGTCTAAGAACCCTAATGCTATTGAATTATTAGAAAAAAATAAAGATAAAATTGATTGGTGTAATATATATAGGAATCCTTCAATATTTCAGTATAGACAAATACCTACTTATTAAAAAACGTATCTAATTTAGAATTAATCGGTGGTTTATACTTAACAATACCATTATCCCATCGTGATTTTATAATTTGCCATCCAGGTGGTTTTCCATCACCATAACATTGCATAGTAATTTTACAATTCTTTTTACAATCGTTGTTTTTAATATATTTATTTACATTGTAGATCATATACTGTTCTATATAAGATCTAATTGAATCAATAAACGATACTAAATTATTATACATAAAATATTTAATACCGAAAATTGTTAATATATTAAAACCTTTTTTAGAACAATATGATACACATAATTGACTACTATCATATATATCACATATACTTTTATAATTATATTGTAAGGTAGTAAAATTATCATTCTTTTCAATAGTTATATTGTATTTTTTTACCTTTTTGATTATTTTTTCAAGATCTTTAGAGAAAAAACTTAAATAAGAATTTTTACCATCAATACTATAAAATGTTTTTTTATCATTTAATAATTGTAATCCATAATATCCTAATATTGGATAACCTTCTTTATGACATTCTTTTAATAATATGTTAAGAACCTCAAGTTCTTCAGCATTTGGTTCAATTAGATTAATAGTTCTTGAATATTTGTTAATACTATATACACTTTCAAATATATTATATCTTTCATATGTTTTTTCTAATCTAAAATATGATATATGCGGTTGAGATAGCTGAGCACACATATCACGAATTATAATTTCAGGACCAATAACTAACATCTGTTGTTTTTTTTTACTATAATTTTTATATAATTCGAATGTCTCTATTGGTAAATTAGTTATATCAAATATTGGTAAGTTTTCTATAAAAACCTTAAAAGTGCTTTGTGTAAATGCCGCTTCACGTAATTGAACATATTTATATTTATGTTTTTCAAGTAATTTAATTAATTTAATACCATATTCATATGCATTGCAACTATACACATCATAATCAAATAATTTTTCATTTTTTTTATATATTTTTTTATCAGTAGGTAATAAAATATCAATTGCAGAACCACCATATAATAGTAATTTGTTTTCAATAATAAACTTTTTAATAATGTTTTTTAATTTGTTTGTTTTCTTTACAAAAGTTAATTCAACATTTTTTTCATAATTATTGATAATATTAGTAAAATATTCTTTACAATCTTCTTTCATTGTTTTAATTTGTTAAAATAAAATAAAGCAATGGAAAAAGCAAAAACTAAATCATCCTCAAAAGAATCAAATAAAACTAAATATTTTTTATTTAAATGTGGACCAACTGGTTCTGGTAAATCAAATGTTGAATTTGTTATAGATAATTATTTTAAAAAAAACAAAGAAAGTAAAAAAAAAATATTTACACATAAAGATACGGTTAATTTAAGTATAGATGATTTAGTTGAAAGAAATCCATATTTTAAGAATGGTATAGATAGTATTTTTGAAAAAATAATATCAAAAGCAAAATCCAAAATTAAAAAAGCAATTAAAACAGAAGGCGTGGTTATGGAAAAAACTAGAAAAGAAAAGATAAAATCCTTAGAATCTATAGCAAATGAACGTATAATTAAAATTTTACTTGAAATGTTTGAGGATCCTAGTACAGATTTGATTGATGAATTAAATATTATTTATGAAAATGCAAGAATAAATACTTCGTGTATAAATGGAATGCAAACTGCTAAAATAACAAGACAAACTGCTAAAACTATTAAAGATAGTTGTGAAAATCTTAGAGATCAATTATTACAACAAGCATTAGATCAAGATAAAAATATAGTATTTGAAAGAACCGGTAAAGATTTTCCTACAAAACTTTTAAGTAAATTTCCTAAATTACAAGAATATAATATAGTATTTTGTTGGTCTGTAGTAAATGTATGTGAATTATTACATAGAAATAGAGAACGTGTAATAGTCAAATTAGAACAATATTTTAAAATTAAAGATAGTAGTCCTTTAACATATGATAATATTGAAAGTTTTTTAACAAGTAAAATACAACCTATACCTAGATTACCTGATACAAATGAAATAAAATATAAAAAAGCATTACTTGATATTATAAATACATTTAATATTTATTTTTATAATAAAAATAATTATAGACAATTGGTAATTGACAATAATTATAAACCATTAATAGTATATGATAATAAATATAATAAATCTACAACAAAAAGTAATCCAATGTCAAGATATAATATTGATGAATATTGTAATTAAATATATAAAAGTTTTATACTTATTATGAATATGGATACATTATTACAAGAATTATATATAGATTGGTTTTCTAATAAACAATATTGGTTTTCATATAATTTGCAAATAGATACATATTTATGTGATAAATATATTAGTTTATTAGAATATCAAAATGATTATAATAATCTTTCAAAAACTGAATTAATTGCATTGATCATAGTATATGATCAATTACCAAGACATTATGTAAGAGTTTATAGTAATCTAGATGTTGATTTTTATTCACAAAAAGCTACATATATATCTAAAATACTTTTACATAAATATGATAATTTAAAGGTAGATGAATTATGTTTTATTTATTTACCATTTAGACATATAAATGATCTTAATTATATTTATAAAATTATAAAGATTTTTATTACTCTTTATAATAATTCAAATAATATTGATAAAATTACTTGTAAAAAATATATTAGAAATACATTAGAAAGATCTTATAAATTAACTACAGAATATCAATTAACACATAATAATGTAAATAATGTAAATAATGTAAATAATATAAATAAAAATATATTAGATACTCAAAGTATAAAATATGAACAAACAGTTGATATTGAACAATTAATTAAAATTGAATATAATAAAATTAAAACGGATAATACAATAATTGTATCATTATCAGGAGGTGTAGATAGTGTTACAGCACTACATATATTACAAAAATATCATAAAAATATAATAGCAGTTCATATAGATTATAAAAATTCAAAAGATGAATTAAACTTTGTTAAATATTACTGTAATTCTTTAAATATTAAATTATTGTATAGAACAGTTAATGAAATAACACGAGATGAATGTTTACATAATGGATTACGTGATCTATATGAAGATATAACTAAAAAAATAAGATTTAATTTATATAATATTACAGAATCACAATATGTATTATTAGGTCATAACAAAGATGATTGTTTTGAAAATATACTTACAAATATAGGAAATAAAAACAATTATGATAATTTATGTGGGATGACTATTTTATCTACAATTGATAATATTAATTTATGGAGACCTATGTTAAATATTGATAAAAAAGAAATAATTGCATATGCTAATAAAAACAATTTAGATTATTTATGTGATAGCACTCCTAAGTGGTCAGTTAGAGGTAAAATACGAGATCATATTAGACCTTCAATTGAAACTATACAAAATACAAATATGATAGAATCGTTTTTTATTTTGAAAGATAAATTGGAAGAATCTAATATTATATTAGATCTATTAGTAGATAATTTATTATTAAAGTATGATAAAGGTATTTATACTGATAATGAAATTAAAACCTTAAAATATATTTCGGTTTCAAGTATATTTTTTAAGAAATTGAATATTAAAGTATCTTATAAAACCTTGAAAGACTTTGCAAAAATAAAAGAACAAAGATTTATATTAAATAAAAATTATAGTATTATTATTAAAAATAATACATTGGTTATATTGCATAAAAATGATTTAGCATAAATAAAACATTAAATGTGTTCAATGGCAAATAATCAATTTAATGTTGTGAAATATATACTAAATAAATCACAGTTTGATGAACATATTATTTATATAATTTTAACATATTATTGGAAAACATTAGATAAACATAAAGTATTATTACATTGGATTGATATAAATAATTTAGATTGGTATTGGTTATCTGTAAATCCAAATGCTATAAGTTTATTAAAAAATAATTATGATAAAATTAATTGGTTAAATTTATCTGGAAATACAAATGGAAATGAATTATTAGGCACTAGATTAAACGAACAAAAGAATAATATATATAAAAAATTATATTGGTCTTGGTTATCTAGAAATCCCAACTGTATAGAAATATTAGAACGTAATTTAGATAAAATAGATTGGTTTGAATTATCTAAAAATCCAAATGCTATAGATATATTAGAAAGTAATAGCAATAAAATAGATTGGACATTATTGTCTAGTAATCCAAATGCTATTAACATATTACAAAAAAATCAAAATAAAATAGATTGGTCTTTATTGTCTGGAAATCCAAATGCTATTAAGATATTAGAAAATAATTTACATAAAATAGATTGGTCTATGTTATCTAGTAATAAAAATGCTATTAAGATATTAGAAAATAATACCGATAAAATAGATTGGTTATATTTATCTAAAAATCCAAATGCTATTAAGTTATTAGAAAACAATACCGATAAAATAGATTGGTCTTTATTGTCTGGTAATCCAAATGCTATTAAAATATTAGAAAACAATAAAGATAAAATAGATTGGTTTAATATATCTAAAAATCCAAATGCTATTCATTTAATTAAAGACCGTATAGAATATGAAAAACAATTTAATATTGATGAATATGATTATTTAATGTTTGGTTGTAAATTACTTTCTTGGTGTGAAATATCTAGTAATCCTAATGCTATTGAATTAATAAAGAATAATCAAGATAAAATAGATTGGCATTTGTTATCTGCAAATCCTGCAATATTTGTAGATGAACCTATGCCTATTTAAAAAAATGATAACATAATTAAATGTTATATAATAGCTATGTTTGCAAGCAATAACTTTAAGGTTGTTAAAATTCTACTAAATAAATCAGTATTTGATGAACATATAGTTCATATAATTCTAAAATATTATTGGGATATATTAGATAATAAGAAGAAATTATTATCTAATTGGGTAGATAAAAGAAAACTAACTTCTTTAATTTACAAAAATAAATATAGTTTACATTATATTTGGGAAAATAGAGAATGTTATATTGATTGGAATATATTAAGTAGTAATCCGGATGCAATATATTTATTAAAAATGCATAAAGATAATATTAATTGGTCAAGATTATGTAAGAATTCGGGTGCTATAGAATTATTAAGAAACAATAAAGATCGAATAATATGGAATGAGTTATCACATAATACAAATGCATTTGATTTAATAAATGAACGTGTTGATTATGAACATAGTCTTACAATTAATGACTATGTTAGACTATATAATAAAGTAGATTGGATGGTTTTAAGTAAATATAAAAATGAAAAAATAGTGGAACTTATTGAAAAACGAATAATTTATGAAAGTAAAATTTCTAGTAGAGATTATGAGTATCTTAACTATAATGAACACTTAAATTGGGCTGAAATATCTTCTAATCCATTTGCAATTAAAATTATACAAAAACATATGAATTTAATTCATTGGGATAAATTATCTACTAATCCAAATGCAATTAAAATATTAACAATTAATATATCAAATATTAATTGGATAAGTTTATCTAAAAATCCAAATGCAATTAATTTACTTAAAAAAAATAAATATAAAATACATTGGGCTAATTTATGTTTAAATCCAAATGCAATTGAACTACTTAAAGAACAAATTGAATTAGAAAAAACTGGTATTTATGATCGAAGTAATTCAATAGATTGGAGTAATTTATGTTTAAATCCTAATGCAATTGATATAATTAAAGAAAATAAAAATAAAATAAATTGGTTTAATGTATGTATTAATACAAATGTAATTGAAACAAAGATATTGCTAAAAGAAAAAATAATAGAAGAATCAAATAAAAATATATCAAAA